CAAAGATAATTTCTGATAGTAGGTTAGCAATCTCTGCATTATCAAATGATATTCTTGCCACCTTTTCTAAGTCTTCCTTTGTTTTTATGCTTCTGCTCTCTCCGATAATCATAACAACTGCTTCTGTTAATCCTAGTTCAAGTTCCTTTACTATCTCTGGCTTAGTTTTATTACTCTTTTGCGCTTCCTTTAAGATAGCCTGTAAAAGTATAAGCGATGATGTAGTTCCATCGCCCACTCGCTCGTTTGTCTTTACTGCTACTTCTCTAATAAGTTTCAAGACATAGTTCTCTGCTTCATCTTCAAGCTCTAAGTCTTTTGCTATCTGTACTCCGTCATCAAGGACTGATACGCCATATCCTTTACCAATAATAATCTTATTACCTGATGCACCATAAGTAGGTTTTACAAGTTCAACCAGTGTATCAACTGCGCTCATAATCGTATCAAATGCTTTTTCTTGTATTATTTTCATAGTATTCCAAGGATATTACAATCACTCACCACATAATATAAATCACCATCAAGAGTTACCTCATCATATCCAAACTTAGAGAATAATACTCTGTCGCCTTCCTTTACGTCTTTATTACCTACAATCACCTCACCAATAACAGGTTTCTCTTGTGTCTTGTCTGACAACAAAATACCACTAGATGTCTCTGTGGGCTTGTCTTCTGGTTTAATCAATACTCTATCGTTTAATGGTTTGAACATATCTTATTTGTATTTTTTCTTTAGCGTTTTTTAATACTAGCAGGTTCTCAAACTTTCTTTTTCCAAAGTCTCCCAACATCTTCCAAGTTATTCCCCGATACTTATCCTTGTTCATATCAACTGTTACATACTTCATCGCAATAAATACTCAAACTGCTTTGCTAGGATAGGCTGTGAAATCTTCCGAAATAGGTTTCTAACTTTTACAGGATTCCAAGTTGCGTTCATAGACTTGCCATTGTAATTAAGTTCTATATATCCCTTAGTAAATATCTTGACTGGTGCTTCTATTGCTTTAAGTGCAATTAAAGCTGTCTCGCCTTCTCCTTTTAGGATTGTATTTCCTAGTCCAATGGTGATTGTAAATAGTTTCTTTTTTGATTCTGGTTTAGATTCAATCTTCATCTCAACTTTAGGAATAATGCCCACTACTTTTTTTGTTTTTTTGATTGCCATATAAATATATTATACCATAACTTTTAATTATCTTGCAGGGTTTTTCCGTTCAACTGGTCTATCATAAACCATATCAAAGTCTGCCACCTTGTTGTGCATTGATGCTATTGCATACGATACTGCGTCCATACAATTATGTGCAAGAATACCATTTGCTTGTAAACAATGAGTATCTTCAACTTCCATATTATAAGTTATAGGACAGAATCCTCTGGTAATCCCAATAATCTTCTTCGTCTGCCTTTCATTAAGCAATTCTTGGAACAAAATCTTCCTTTTGAATGATTGATAAGCGTTTCGTATTTCGTATGGCAATGAGAGCATTCTTTCGTGATAGGTTTTCTTCCTTCCCAACTTTTCTTTCCATGTTGCTTGTGCCACGCTATCCCCTCTTTTGACCCATGCCATATGCTCGCAAGTGGTCTTATTGTTTCCACCCATTTCTTTTGCCATGCTCTGCGTTTTGGTGTCATGTGGTCGCTCAAGTGGGCTGTTCTGTGTTTCAATTCCAAGTTCTCCAAAGAATTGTTTTCCTTGTTGTTGTCCTTGTGATGAATATGAAAGTTTTTGGGTATATCCCCGTAAGAGTCCCGCCAAATAACTCTGTGCAAATAATCCCTCTGCCCTTTGTAATATCCTTTGTAATACTTTTCGCCAGTATATTTTGTAAAAGTTATAGATTGAAATGTTGTCTTCTTCATACATACCTGATTGTATCATATCCCCAAGACAAAGCAACTGTGCCTCACACCAATTTTCGCTTACAAGCCTGATTAAATGGTCTGGTGTGATTGTAATTGTATCTCCATCATCAAAATCAAAGGTAATGACTTCGGTATCTTTTCTAGTCGCTCTAACATTATGAAATTTTTTAATTTTATTTAATTCAGAATATACATATCCTTCCTTTCCAACAAGTTCATCAATTCTTATTTTCCCTTTTGTTGTATAAACAAGAGTTTCAGGAGCAAAGCAGTGAGACCATGTATGTTCTGGTGTTCCTTTAGGGTTTCCGTCTTTATCTTCTGCCCATCTGTAATTCTCATAAGCTTCCCACAAGTTTATGCTTCTCTTGGTAACGTATATCTTCTTCTGTGATGTTACTTTTATTCTAAATGACACGCTGTCTTTGCCTTTCTCACAACCTACGACGTTTACACCAAACTGTCGTTGCTCTGCGATGCTCTTAGGTTCTGCGCTGTCTGCTACTGTTTGTATTTCAGAATGTCTGCCTGTAACCTTTAAGGCTTGCTCTGCTAGGTATTCGTTGGTGAGTTCTGTGCCATAGGCTAACTCATCAAGCACATAACTTCCGTTCCAATAGTAAACTGCCACAAGTGATGCAGGGTCTGGAAACCAGCCAAAGTCTTCACCAAGTTTAACCAAGCGCGCACCCGTTGGTAAATTGTCTATCTGTTGCCAACCTGTATATATCTTTCCTCTTACTTCATCAGGAGATAAGCCTTCTATGACTTGCCAATAATAAGCTGGATTGGTGTATTTGTACTGCTGATAACGAAATACAGTAGCCTCATCAAGATTAGGTAAGTTCTCTCTATAACTACCACCAATGTATAAAGCATCCTTTATTTCAGGTTTAATGACAGGTGTATAGAATCCTTGTGCTTCAAGATGTGGGATAAGGTCAAACCACTTCTTAATAATCCAGTGGCTACGAGGTGGAGTGTTCAATGTTAAGACAATCGTAATAGAACCTTTAACAGTTCGGAGTGTGTCGTCTAGTGTTCGGAACTCTGCTTCACCAATTTCTTCTGCTTCTTCTATCCATACGAGGTTATACCCTGCTAAAGACTTCAAACGTGCAGTGAGTGAACCACTAGATGCTCTAAAGCCGTGTGCTCGTAGTGAGTTCTGTCCTTTCTCTATGAACATATCATTCTCTGTTAAACGAAAGGCATCCTGTATACCCTGCTCACGTAATCTATCCATAATCTCACCCCAACATGATGCTCGTATATCTTCACGGGTTGCTCGCATAATAGCTCCTCGGACATAATCCTTTGAAAGTAGTTTAGATACTACATAGCGTGATGCAGTTCCTGAACGTCCATTACCACGACCTCCCATGATGATGACATAGCGTACGTTGCTATCTTTCTCCCATATACATACGTGGGATTCATGGACTTCAAATGAAACAGTTATTCCTTTATTTTCTGACATTGATTTCTAGCCCTGCTATTTCAAGCTTTCCACTAAGTTCTGTTTTAGAATCAGCTTTACCTTCACCCATTTCCCATACCACACGCTTGTCTAATCCTTCTAGGTATTCTTCACGTTCTTCATCAGTCATTGCAGCTAGTTTCTTCTTTACATATTCCTTTAATGAGAAGGTACCAGGCTTCCTTCCTTTAGGATTACCACTCTGTCCTTTCTTATATAACCAAGGTCTGCTATTTGTCTGTTCTTGCAGTTCATCCATATATCACAAATTATACCATGTCTATTACAACCTACGCAAGTCTACTGTCATGCAGAAGATACACTTATCCATTGACTTAGGTGTTGGAATAAACTTTTTAGTGCATGAAGGACATATCTCTGCCTGTACTGGTAATGGAAGCCATGATGTTGGTGGGTTTAGTGTTGCCATGCGTAAATTATATCAAACGTATAGTGCGTGTATATAAGTTAGTGTGGATAACTTTGCGAGCAAGAGACCATCTTAACGGCATCTAAATTATATGAACAATTTATCTATCGGAAAAGACAGTCTGCTGATAACAAAGGTTTTTATCCTAACCCCTCTATCCAAGCTACGGGTCGAATCGTAGGGATAAAGGAGATGTAATACTCCTCCCATTTCAGAGAGAAGGGTTAAAATAAAATAACTTTAATAAGTATAAAACAAAAATTACTCCCAATCAAGAGAGTAGCTTCTTCTTATCCCACCTAGCCTTGATAGCTTTCTTTGCACGTTCTACTCTCTGTTCCTTGGTAAGTTTTTTTGATGATTTCTTTCCTAGCTTAGACATATAGTCCTTAATGATTTGTTCTGGTGTCATTTTATTCAAGATTAGAAAGCTCTCTATAATTTGGAAGATGATTTAGAAGGTCTCCGATGGTTCGATAAGTTTCAGTGCTGTCAAAAAAGTCTCGAAAGTTTCCTTTTTCAGATACTGTATATCCTTTATATGTTCGTGTTCCTCCCCCTGTATTATATCTCATTCCTGCGTACTTAATGTGCTTCTCACATTCCTTCTTATTTAACACCCATGTTGCTCCGTTGTTATTTGCATACTCAACTACTTCCTTGGTTGTAAGTCTTGGCTTTTTGTCAAAGTATCCTGCCTTTATGTATTCTACTATCTTTTGTTCAGTTGTTTTCATTTGTTTTATTTATAGAGTGTCTTATGTTGTTAATCTCTATATCTATATAATATACTAACCGTTAGTATAGTCAAGTAAATATGTGCATATCTTTATTTACACAACAATTACAGAATGCTGTCAAATAACACAAAACACCACACCCTTTTACAAGTGCGGTGCTTAAATTGCGAATATTCTAAGAGCAGACATTTCATTGATAAGCTCTTGGACTTGTAACATAGCACAATAGTTATTAGATGTAAAGGACTTGCACAGCTTTTAATTATGGTATACTTTATTCACCTCATTACACATAAAAGAGGTGGTGTCACTCAAGTAATGAGGTGTGGCACGACCTCTTTTGTGTTAACAGGTACTTTATTAGTAACCTTATAAATTAAATGGCTAAGACCAGAATGGTGAATACGAGATTTTGGAGCGATAACTTCGTTTCAGAACTCAATCCTTTGGATAGGTATTTATTTTTGTACTTTCTAACAAACGAGCATACAAATATTTCAGGGATATATGAACTTCCTTTGAAATCTATGGCGTTTGAAACAGGTATAGAAATAGACATGTTAAAGAAGATGATAAAGAGACTTTTCGGTAAGGTTTTCTATTTGGATGGGTGGGTTTGTATAAAGAACTTCCAAAAGCACCAATCGACGACTAGTACGACAGTAAAAAAGGGTATTGAGATAGAAATGGCTAAGATACCCGATAATATTAAGAAAAAGATAGAGGAGGTATACCCTATGGATACCCTATCGGGAGGTATCATATATCTTAATCTTAATTCTAATCTTAATTCTAAT